TTGAGAAAAAGTATTTATGCTGAAGAATTTGATAAGAAAAAGAAATTATTACATTTAGCTAGAAAATATAAGACTAAAGAAGAATATAAAGAATTTGCTAAAGAAGTATTTATAGAGAGTAGAAAACTTGCTAGTGATCTTGATAGAATAAATGTTTTAATGAGAAAAGCTAGAATAAGATATAAAAAGGAATATGAAAAATTATATGTAAATTGTGGAAAAGCTTATGCTGAAATGTGGATATTTTCTAAATGTTGTTTTAAGATTGTTCCTTTTGATGAAGATGTAGAATTTGCATTACAAGAAATATGGAGGAAAGAAAATGAAACTCGAAATAGACAAACTTATAACAATAGATGATAGTGGAATGCCTAAAGCTCCAAGTGCTAGACAACTTTTAGATAAAGATGTATTGGCTTTATATACTAGAGATAATACTCCAGATAAAAGAAAATATATAGGAGATTGTGGAGTTATTTATTATTTAGGCGACCCTAAAAGTCCTTGTAGACAAAGAGGTCTTTCTGATGATGAATCACTAGAAGAAGCTATTGAAAATTTTAATCTACCTAAAGATTATAGACCTGATCCATTAGTTTGGAAACTTATTCAAAAATATTATAAGCAAAATATAACTGAAGCTGGTGTTACAATTGAAAACTTACAAAGAGCTCTTCATGTTTGTAATCTTAGTGCTGAAAAAGTTATAGAATATTTAAATAATAAATTGAGAGGAGTTTTAGCTCCTGAAGATATTCCTTCTGTAATGGGAATGATTCAAAATGTTAGTAGTCAAGTAAAACTTATACCAGATTTAGTTAAATCACTTAAAGTAGCCTATGAAAATCTTCAAAGTGAAGAAGAAATTAAAATGGCTAGAGGAGGTATCCAAATTCTTAGTAGTATGGATGCTGATGAAGATATAGATTAAATGGATGCAACACAAATAATTAATAAGGTTCTTTTTATAGATTTAGATGGAACTTTAATACAACCTTTAGGTAATAGAACTTTTCCAAAAGGTTGTTGGGATATGGAATTAAAATTTGATACTTTTGAAGCTATTAAACAATATAAACCTGATATGGTTATTATTGTAACAAATCAGGGAGGGATAGAAAAAGGGTATGTCGATGAACGTGGTTTTTGTGTAAAAGTAAATTATATTTTATCTTGTATAAATGAATATTGTGATGTAGATGCTACATATAATTATTGCCCTTATTGTGACATTAATAATAAATATAGAAAACCTAATCCTGGAATGATAAATAGATATATAGAAAGTTACAATATTAAAAAGGAAAATTGTTTAATGGTTGGTGATAGAGAAGAAGATATGCTTTGTGCTAAAAATGCTAGAATAAATTTTTTAAATGTTGAAGATTTTATAAAAGAATATACTTCTAAAAAGTAATTATAATATTATGGAAGTTAGAGATACAAGATATAATGATGTAAGACTTGTTTTCAAGGAAGAGAATCATAAATATACTGATACTCTTGGTAATGAATACAAGTCAACTACAACTTTGCTTCATGAATATGCTCCTAAATTCGATAAAGATTATTGGCTAAAGAAAAAGTCTAAAGAACTTCATATTAGTGAAGATAGACTTGCTGAACAATGGGAAACTATAACTAAAGAAGCTTGTGAGCAAGGAACTAGTTATCATAATCAATTAGAAGATGGAATAAAAAGTAATTCCATGTTTACAGATGCTGTGAAGTATATGATGAAACCTAATGGTGAAATGATAACTGTTGCTGATATTCCTAATATAAATGAAAATGTAAAGCAATTAGATGTTAAAGAATTTATAGATGCTACTGAAAATAAATATCCTGATATATATAATGTTTTTAATTATTATATAGAAAGAGATTATAAAATATATTCAGAAATTGGAGCTTTTCTTTTAGATTATCTTGTGTCTGGAACAATAGATGTTCTTTGTTTGAGAGAAGATCAATTTGTTATAGGAGATTGGAAAACAAATAGAGGTGGTTTGAAATTTGAAGCTGGATATTATAAAAAAGATAAAACTGAAAAACCATATCAAGAAACAGATGTTTGGGTTCCTAAAAATGAGTTTCTTTTACCTCCAGTAAATAATCTTCCTAATTGTAATGGATCTATTTATAATCTTCAATTATCTCAATATGCTTTATATGTAGAATATATACTTAATATTCCTTGTGCTGGTTTGTGGTTATGTCATATTGATAGAGATTTTGTTTTAAATAAATATGGCAGACCTAAAAGATTTCCTGATGGATTATATCATACTAAAACTAATCCTGTTCCAAAAACTACATTTTATAAAATGAAATATTTAAGAAATGAGGTTATTTCTATTCTTAGTGATAGAAGAAAAGAAATTATTGCAAATATAAATTATAATCAACAATTATTTTAAATGAAACTTATAAATAATAATGATGGAACATTTACAATCATATTTGATAATTTTTATATGTGGTATTTTTACAATTTGCAGTTGCAAAACCCATTCAGTTAAAACAAATTATGAAGAACTTTATAATACTCAAGTAAATATAAACAATGATGTTATTAATCAAAATATTAAGTTAAATGATATTATATTAGAATTAAAAGATTCCTTGGATTTATATAAAAATTCTGATATTAAAGAAACTGATAAAATAGAAGATCTTAGAGATAGTATATCTATTTTAAAAGACAGTGTTAATTTTTATAAAGAAGACGGTCTTGTTGCTAAATATAAATTAGAGAGAATTAAAGCATATGATAAAATAGTTAGAAATAATAGTAGTCAATCTAAATGGTTTATAGGTTGGGTTCATAGAGTTTTAGAAGATTAACAATTAAATAAAATTATTATGTGTAATACAAAAAGTAAAGATATGACTTTCGGAGGAGCATTAGCTGCATTAAATAATGGAGAATGTGTTTATCGTAAAAATTGTATTTGGAATATTTACAGTAAACAAGTTCCTAGTAATATTAATGCTGATATTATTCCTAAAATGACATCTTTAAACGATAGAACTAAAGATATACTTATAAATACTTGTAAACGTATTAATTATAATAATCAAATATTAGTTATAAATTTAAGTACTGGAGATGCTACTCAATATATACCTACTGCAAAAGATTTACAAGCTGAAGATTGGTGTATTGTAACAGATTCTGTTTTAGAAGAAATTAAAACTCGTTTATTTTATATAAAATAATTAAATTATTATGGCAAAGTTCGATAAAGCTTATCAACGAACTATTGCTTCCGAAGGAGGTTATGCTAATGACCCATTAGATAAAGGTGGTGAAACCTATATGGGTATAAGTAGAAAAGCTCATCCTAATTCTTCTATTTGGCAGATAATAGATAAAGTTGATAAAAAAGGTAAAACAAACAAACAAATAAGTTCTGAATTAAGAAAAAATACTCATCTTACACATCAAATAAAACTTATTTATAAGACTGAGTATTGGGATAAATTTGAATTAGATAAATGTAAAATGCAAAGGTTTGCTAATGAAATATTTGATGATGCTGTTAATAGAGGTGTAGGTGCTGCTGCATATTTAGTATCTATGATTTTAGGATTAACTCCTCAAAGACGAATTACTAGAGAATTATTAAATAGAATACAAAATTATGTTAAATAAGTTTTTAAAAATAGTATTTATTATACTTTTTATATCATTATTAGTTTATTCTTTTGTTTTTACTATTAAATATAAAAATCAATTACAAATAAATAATAAATTGATTAATGAATTAAATTATTATACTAATTTAAATAAACCTTTTATTGATAAAAGAGATTCTATACAATATAATATAATTAAAAGAGATTCAATAATAACTGTTATAAATAATAATTTTGAAGATGAAAAAGAAAGGATTAAAACTCTTGACAATAATTCTCTTGTTATTGAGTTCAAAGAACTTGTTTGGTCAGATTAATTATAATATAGTTGTTGATGAAAATGATTCTCTTGTATTAATCGATATAAATACTATAAGACAAGCTACAATAAAGTTGCTTGAAAGAGAAAAATATATTGAACTTAATAATCAAAAAGATAGTATAATTATTGAATATAAAAATTTAATTCAAAATGAAATTGATAGAAATACTGTTTTAAATGGTGAAATATATAAACTAAATTATGATTTATTAGAAAAAGATAAAATAAATGAAAATCTTAATAAATCAATAAATAGACAAAAAATTAATACAAAAATTGTTGGTGGTGTAGGAATAATATCTACATTGTTAGCAATCATAATACCACTAATAAAATGAGTTCGGGTTATCCATTTCTTGATTTTATAAATGAAGATAAGAGTCGTTATAAAACAGCAACTGAAGCTGGATATTACGACCCATTTAATCATTTTCTTATAGGAGATAGTGGTGGATTTTTAATGAATATAAATGCTGGAGATAAATTTATAAATACTCATTTATTTACTGAAATGGCAGATTACTATCGAAAAAATGGAGAATACACTTCTCTTAAAGTAGATAGTATTAATCATAGAAAACTTCGCAAAAGAGAAGAATATAGGAGAAAACATGGTTTTACCGCTCCTTGTAGATTAAAAGCTGATGGAACTATAGAAGATGTACATATAACTGGTGGTCATTATAATTTTCTAAATTATACTAGAATGGAACGATTAGACGAATCTAGTATAGTTAATGGAAATGTTAATACTGCTAGTAAACATTTTGATTTTCCAGCTTTTATAGATGCTCAGTATTGGACTTGGCAAGTTATGGAATTTGCTAAGAACAATGGTTTTCATCTTATAATAGATAAAACTAGACGTGGAGGTTTTTCTTATATAATGGCATCTGATTCTGCAAACATTGTTAACGGTCAATCAAGAAAAGTAGTTATTCATGTTGCAGCTGATTCAAACTATTTAACAGATAGAGGTGGTCTTTCTGATTTTGCTATTTCTGATATAAGATTTTATGAAGAAAGAAGTCCTTTTATTAGAGGAATAGTTTCTACAGTTAAAGATGATTTTAGGTTAGGATATAAACTCCCTAATGGGGTTGAAGCTGATAAATCTTGGAAATCTGCATTATTATCAGTTTCTGCTCATAATAATCCTGACTGTGCTATTGGTAAAGATGCAGTTGTAGTTAAAGTAGAGGAACTTTCTACTATGGAAAACTTTGATAAATTTATGGCAGTTACAGAACCTGCTATGAGAACTGGTAGTTATGTTACAGGTACTCTTATGGCTTGGGGAACTGCTACTTCAGGTAATATGCAAGTTTTTGAACAAAACTTTTATAATCCAAAAACTTTCAATTTTATGCCTTTTGAAAATGTTTGGGATAGAGATGCTCGTTCAGAAATTTGTGGATTTTTTAAACCATATTGTTGGGGACTTGAAGGTGAAATAGGAAAATTAAAAGGAATGGATGAAGATGGTAATAGTAATCTTTTAATAGGATTGGAAATTGCCAAACAAGAAAGAGAAAGAAAAAAAGCTTCATCTAAAACATATTCCGATTATATAAATTATTTAGGACAATATGCTTTAATGCCTTCAGAATCTTTTAGTAATGTTTCTGAAAATATTTTTAGTTCAGAAGAACTTTCTGCTTGGGAAGATAAACTTCGTGTAGATTCTGATTTAAGATTTTATACTGATGGACAATTAGAAGAAGATAAAGG